CGTTTCCACCATCAGCGACTTCGTTCGGTACTGCTGATCGAACTCGAACATCATTTCGACCAGCGGATTGAGCATGCACTCCTCGTACCGCTGCGCGTGATCGGTGATGTTGACGCTCTGCTCCTGCTGCATCGCTCCCATGAGCTGATTGTTCTTCCGGCCCGCGGGCATTCGCCCCATCATCATTTCGTTGACGTCCATCGATTCCCAGATCTGGCGCTTCAGCAAGTCGCAAATCTGCGCGCTGTCCTTCCACAGTTGCGGCGACGTGATCGGCTTGATGTCGTTGGGTGCGACCGGCCACACCGCCGCCAGGCCCATCACTAGCTGCGACCATTGCGGCGTTTTCAGCGGGTCGACCGACCATATCGGCAGCAACGAGTACATCGCCGAGTCCTGCCCCATCAGCCAGAAGTCATTGAGGTTCCATTGCAGGAACTTGACCGGCTCGATCTTCGACTTGCCGAAGAACGATCCCGCGACACGATCGACGGGAACGGAGAAGATCGGGCGCTTGCCCGACCATAGCGGGTTGCGGATGATGCCGATGATTTCTTCGGGGCCGGCGAAGAAGATGATCGCTTCCTCCTTGCGCTTGCCGCCGAGATCGAGCTTCGCGTAGGTCTGAAACACCAGCGCGAACTTGGCCGTGCCATCGCTTTTCACGCCGGCATCGTTCGCCTGGCGCTTGGCCGGGTTGCGCTTGTCGCGCTGCTGATCGGGCTTCAGGAAATCCGCGATCTCGGTTCCCTCGGGCAGCACGAACACGCCTTCGTCGACCATGCGCTCCATCGCCTCTTTCGACAGGCGCAGCTTGACGCTGACCGCATGGGCTTTCTGCAGGTCGGTACACGTCGGCGGCAGCACGCACAAATCCTCGGTCGCGAAGTCGACGATCTCCGGCCCTTCCTCGAGCACGTCCTCGTCCTCGGTGTCCTCCTCGTCGTCGAGCCCCGGCAAGTCGAGCTCGGCGCGCTCTTCGCCGTCGATCTGCTCGAGCAGCGGATTGCGGCGCACGAGCTCGGTGACCTTGCGAATGCTCGAGGTCCAGTCGAGCATGAGATTCCACTGCCCGGTGACGTCGCCGGCGACAAGATCGGTGCGCACGATCGAGCGCAGGTTCGTCTTGCGGATGTAATGCTCGAGCAACGCGAGCTGCGTGTACGGCGCGTGCCGATCGGACGATAGGCCGTCGACGTGCTTGTGATTGGAGGGAAAGAGCTGCTTGAGGGCGCGCTTGGCACGCGCGTTTATCGCGTCACGAACGGCGGGGATGTAGCCCTGCGAGTTGCCGGTGTACTGCTGATTGTCGTCCGGCTTGCAGTTGTAGATGTTCCAGTATTCCTCGATCGCCTGGCCCTGCTCCTCCTTGTTGTCGTAGCCCTTGACGATCAGCTTGTACAGCTTATCCGCCGCCTCGTACGCGGGCGATTCCTTTTTCGAAGCGAAGTTTTCTACCGGGTTGGCGAGCGCATCGGACGTGGACGGTGCGAGCGTGTCCTCGGCTTTCGCGCGACCGCGATTGCGCGAACGCTCGCGCGTGTTTTCCTTGCGATGTCGTCCGCGCTCGGCCACATGCAATGCCGGCCTACAGCATCACGCCGCGGAGCTTCTTGCCGGCGCGCCCCATGCCCTTGCGATGGCCCACACCCGCCGGCCGCATGCGCCCCGGCATGTCGTCGGGCTCGGGCTTCTTCGGCTTCTCCGCGAACTCGCGCGTCGGAGCCGACAGGCGTTTCACCGCCTTCTTCATCCGTCGCTTCGCCATGATCGGCTACTGCTTGGAAAGGTCTTTGCGGCCGTAGATCGTCTCGCGCAGCGGGCCACCCTGCAGCCGATCCCCGACGCGCGTCGGCTTGCCGTGCGTGCCGCCTTGCTGCTGGCCCTTGAAGAAGTCCACGGGTTGCTGCGAAGGGGCTTTCTTGGAAAATCCACGCGAAATCGCCATGTCGGTTTGCTCCTCGGATCGGTTGAACAGGCGCACGTACGCCGATATGCGGGCATGATTTTTGCCAGCTTTCGCACGGCTTGTCAACTTTCGGGGCACGCTTTATGCCCGAGCCCGCGGATTGGCGGAGACATAGGGCAATCCTCCGGGCGAGTGCGCGACATGCGCGCCGTCGGGAATCGCCGTCATCGCGTCCTCGGTCCGGTCCAGGATCGCCACCATGCACTCGAGCGCTTCCGCCAGCAGCCGCGACGGGCCCGCCTCGGGCTCGCTCGCCGTGCGCCCGCCCTTTTCCGGCGGCAGCACATAGCCCGCGGCGAGCGCATTGAGCGTCCCATGCGCCTCGCGGTCGACGACGAGCATGCGCTGCCCGTGCCACACCTGGCGCATGCGCTCGGCCAGGCACCCGCGCGCGACCGCCGCATGCTCGGCCCGGTACGGAGCGAAGCGCTCGGCGCGCAAGGCCGGCACCAGCGGTATGCGCTGCCACTGATCGAAGATCTCGCCCGGCACCCACACCTGCAGATGCGCTCGCGGAAATTTCGTGCGCAGCGCGAACGCCAGCGTTTTCACCGCGTCGCTCAACGCACCGGACACCTGCCAGTCGTCGGCGACGATCAGCCGCCGGCCATCGCGCAAACAGGCGACCGCAACAACCTCCGACGGCGTAGCCGATGCGCCGACATAGACCTCTTCGCCCTGCCTGGGTGTGGGCGCTTCACCGATGTTGGCAGCGGAAAAATCCTCGTACATGGGCACTCCTCCGAACATGCGCAGCGCATACGCCAGCGCGTTCAGCACATCGCGCGGCCCCGACGGAAAGTTCGACCATTCGGCGACGAGTTGCGGATGCGCCACGTGCCCGCCGACCAGCACCACGTCGCCCGCCGACGCGAACGGCTGCAATCCCATGATGAAATCCTCTTTCGACCGATCCTGCGGCGCCTGTAGCGTCGTCAGCGGCAGCATCACGCCGTTGCGCAGCATCGCCAGGCGAATCGGCTGCAGCAACCACTCGTCCAGCGAATTCTTCTCGATGCCGATCTTCACCGGCCGATGCGCTTCCTGCACGCGAAACAGATCGTCGACGAGCTCGTTCGGCTTCCAGTAAAAACCGCCGCTCTCGTGCACGAGGATCTTGCTCGACATGCGCGATACGACGACTTTGCCGGTGCGATCAGATGCGTGATCGCCTTCCTTCGTGCGCGCGGTGCGCGTCGAGCGCGACGGATCGTAAATCGCATAACGCGGCATCCAGTGCCACGGCGACACGTCCAGCGAAGCCAGCATGTCCGGCTTGAATGGCTTCTTCTCGTAATCGACCGCCTGCAGCATGTACTCCTGCAAGAACTCGGAGAGCATGCCGCTCTGCTGAAACTTGCGCTTCTCCGCGCGTACCCAGGACATCGGGTATCGCTCCGGCCACAGCGCCACCGCTTCCGGGTCGTCGGGATCGCGATCGCACACCGGATACGCGCGATACAGCCACTCGCCCGAACGCGCCAGCCGCGTGACCATGCAATCTTCCGCACGCCGCGCCTGCGCGAAACGAATGCGCCGACGCGTGACATCCAGCGCCGGCACGAGCTCGAGATACAACTTCTTCATCGACTCGTCGACCGCCGATGAATCGCGCACGCGCTCCTTGTTCTCGACGTCATCGAGATACGCGCCATCAGGTCGATGATCGTGGTACTTGAACGACTGGAATTCCTGCTCCCAGCCGACCGCTTCGATCATCGCGCCGGAGGTAAACCAAACGCGATTCTCGATCGACTTTCGCGCCAGCACCGCACGCCCGAACAGCCAGCGCAAACGCTCATTCGTGCGCGCTTCCTTGTCGATCGCCTCCAGACGCTGACACGCCTTCGAGTACGTCTCGCCGATCAGCATCCAGTAGTGAAAATTCCCGAACGCTCCCTCCATCGTCAGGAATTCCTCGGCGATCGTCGTCTTGCCGCCGCCGCGAAACGCCTCCACGAGCACGAACTCCTCGGGGCTTCTCCACAGGTCGATGATTTCCACGTGAAACGCAGGTGAAACCTGCGCGTGGCGATGCGGGAACAACAACTGCGATCCGAGCGCGCGGTCGACGTTGATCCGCGCCAGAAGCTCGGCGTCGGGAACACTCACACGGTCATGGCCCGACAGACCTTCACGACGTCGCCTGACCAGCGACCGTCTCTCCCACGATCGGGATCACCTTCGACGCGAATTGCTCCTTCGAAGCGAAGCCCGACTTGTCGCTTTTCGCAGCCTTCGGCGCCGCGTGAAACTCGATCGTCCGCAACTCCCCGCTCGGGTAGAAATCCACCCGCGCCAACCCCGGCAATTTCAGCACGTCCTCCAGCGATAACGCTTCCATCGTCGACTCGAATCTCCCAACCGCTTCATCGCTCTTCGCCGCCATGTTAGCGCTCACTCACTTTCGAAATCGAGGGTGGAGATGCGCACTTCCGGCCGGTGGTCAGTGCCAATGAGGAACCCCGTCCGTGGGGACCCACGCGGTCCCGGAGTTCGCCGATCGCCGTCCATCCTCCGGGCACGATCGTTGAAACCACAAGATTCCGAGTTGACATTTTATTGATTATACGCAGTTGATTCGAAACGACATTGATTGCAAACGCATTGTTGCGCGCGCCGTAATCTCGTCCAGGCGTCAGGGCGGTTTGTCCATGCCGGCGTTGCCAGTCGTTCGCATCATCGCTCGCCTTTTCCCTCGTGGCACGGATTTTTCCCCCGATCGTCGAAAGCTGTCAAGTGGTTCCGTCATAACCGAAGACTATCGGAGAGGAGCGGTCGGTAACC